ATGAAAGTGTGATGCAGGCAATCTCCCACATCAGCCTTGCGAAATAACTCTAGAAAATCGGAGTATTCTGCTTCAGTTATATCATATCTCTCTAACCACTCATAGTCTTCAATATAACGACCAATAGGGCGAGTTAAATCATCTCTAATAGTACCCTCATAACAAGAAGTGCTAAATAGATCCTGATATTTTTCTACAAAAACTTGAAGCAGTGATGTATTTCCCCAGTTTAACCGACCTTGAACAATCGACGCCAAAAATCGGCAACCGACTTCATATATTGACAAATGTCTTCGCTTACCTGGTATGTCTCCTTTTGAGAAACCAAAACCGCGTAAATGGCAAGCAATGTTAACAATATAAGTCTCTCCAACGGGGGAAAGCTTCAAAAACTGGTAGTCACAAATTCTGGCACAATGTTGGACTTTAACGAAAAATCCTAATTTCTTGGCCACTTGTTCATATGCTACCTGGTTTTCTACTATAGTGCGTGCTGACGAATAAACTTTAGAATACTCGTTCGCTATGAAAACATGTACGAAATTGTTACAGATAGTAGTAAGTGTGGAACCAGAATACAAGACAGTGCTACTATTATGTAACAAAATACTGTCATGCTTATTATACGGGCTCCTTAGCCTCATTGGCAACTGCAGCTGCCTGAAAAGCTCTTCTATATCTGTGGACCAATTCTTAATGTGTATACATCGTTTAACAGCAGCTAGGAATTCTGGACCCATAGAACCGTCACATTGTGATACGTCTAAATTGGCTCGCAGGTAACCGTCACTACATCGAGCTGATATTATGCTATCATCAGAGAAATATGCTATATAACAATCGTCATTCATACACAACTGTTTAAAAGTATTCTCTATCTCTTCGTGCAACACTGTTACAAACTGAACTCTAACTTGAGCGAAAGTCAATTCCTCCTTCATTAAATTTTTAATGTGCGTAGCTAGGTATCCCCCTGCTATAGCACTAACAACCCCTAAATTGCCTGTACCTCGCAAATATTTATCGCAAGGCAACCATTCTTGACTTTTAGATACATATTCAACCTCCTTCACAAATCTGATATGGCTAACGCCCGTTTTCTGCAACTTCTCAAAAGCGCTTACTCTCTCTTTCTTCTTTGGATGAGGTGCATACACCCAACCTCTTCGCTGTTCTTCTATATCGTCCTCACCATGGCGTAAATCCAATTGGCCTATAA